TTTGACTGAATTCACTGATGCCAAGAACTTCAAGAGCTATGATGAGCTAAAGAAGAAGTTGGACATGGTGCTAAAGGGTGGTCCGACAGGTGTGACTGCTGATAAGATTTCAGAAAGCCGTATGGAAGATGAGCCAGTGGCAGCGGCTCCAGCTCCTCGGGCTGCTCGGGCTCCACAAATGAAAACATCCTCACCCGATGAGGATGAGGATGATACACTCAGCTATTTCAGTAAGTTAGCTGAAGATTGATTACATCACACGAACCATGCGGCGGTCTTGGAATCTTAAATGACTGCCGCGTGTGTCTCGTATCGTAGTAACACTGGCCCCACTAGAGCTTGCTGCTGGTGGGGCCATTACTTTTTGTGAATTATCCATGATGATGGGTGCAGCAGCGGCCGGAGCAGCAGATGCAGCGGCCGCTGCTTCCATTTGTGCTGCGGCAGAAGGACGGTTTGGGTTTCTGAAGGGAGGAACCGGTGGTGTTGCACCTGGAGGAGCTGCAGAAGCACGCGCCTGAGCCTCTACGTCAGCACCTGGTGTGGTTTGCCGTCCGGCTGCTTCTGCTGCTTGTTTTTGTGCTGCTTCTTCTCGGATTTCATTTGCAGATTTTCCTGCCAAGCCGAACGTTAAGCTGTTTAACAAAGAACTACCCGCATTCTTAAGTTTTTGTCCTGTGGATGCATCTGGATCCGCCATTGCACCTTGAGTGGCATCATATGCGGCCATACCCAATGTTACGGCAGCACCTATTGGACCAAGAAATCTTGCTGCTCTTGCTCCACCTTTCAAAACACCCTTAAATATCCCCTTGGCACCACCTCTGGTGGCTGCTTGGGTAGCTCCTCTAGAAGCAGCTCTACTTGCACCACGGGACGCTGGGCCTGCGCGAGGAAGGCCACGTGAAGTTGCCAGGTCCAGAGCATTGTCCATTATTCCGCCGCCACCGCCGCCCATTTCTTTGTTTTCCAGTGTGGCATTGAGTTCTTCGATTGCTGTTTTAACTTCATCAAGTTTATCTACTACTTCTTCATTGCCCGCCTTGGTTGCTTCATCGGTACCAGATTCACCTTCAAATATTGAAGAAGCCGTGGATTTAGCTGGAGCTGCTACAGCACCGGCTCCATAATCATACCCCTTTCCAGTTTCTTCTTCAACTAAACGACCAGTAGTACCAAAATCAAATCGTGAATTCTTTTCACCGGATGGATTCATTTCATTGATTCGACCACCGTCCTTTGTTTGACGATACCGTTCACCTGTTTCTGGATCCACTTTAACACGTAGATAATCTGGTACATCCTTAATTTTTTCAGCAATTTCTGCTTTACGTGCTTCACCTAATGCTGAAGATATAGATTCTTTTGCTGTTTTTTGCTCTTTTTCTTTTTGAATTCGTTCATCAACTGTGGGAATAAATGATTGATTGAATTTGTCGGGGTTTGTTATTGATCCGACATAATCTCTGGTTCCTTTAAACAGAGCTTTACCAAGTCCCTTTATACCACCACCTTGTTCTCGCAGTTGTGTGGGTTCAACACCCATCATTCTAGCCATGCCTTCTCCAAATGTCTTAGGAGCGGCATCTAAAGTTTGTGTTGATAGTTTTAGCTGTTTGTTAGCTTCTCCCTTCAACACTCCAACTTGAGCTTTTATTTTGCCAGCTTTTTCCGTGTCACCAGATTTTTCAGCTTCTTCAGCATCCTTTTCCAACTTAACAATAACTTCCACTAACTTTTCTAGATTATCAGCAGCTTGTTTTTCTTGGTCTTCAAGTGTTTCAGGAATTTTTTCTAAAGCCTTTAAAATTTCCAATAAAGTATCATTCTGTTCGTTGGACATCATTTCAATGGCAGCAGCAACTTTAGCAACATTTTGTGCTGTTGCCACGGATTGATTTGGTTCATCAACTGCAGGCTTATCCTTGCTAGTTAAAATTTCTTCACGGATACGCTTTGCAACATCAGACTTCTTTATTGTTTTGTTTGCTTTAGGTTTAGCCATGTAAGTTACTCGTTATTTTTCTTTTCGAGGAATTGTAATAATAGTCCTATATACGTTTCTCTTTCCCAAGGCATCATGTTTTCAATTTCTGTGAGTGAATATTTGTGAATATGCATCAACAAAAAATTGGTTTTGTAAAAATTCACCATGTTATCATGAGAAAGAGTTATTCGAAAAAATGGTTGATTCCATCCAACACAATTCTGTTTTCTTGCTCACATTTCTTGCATGTAAATGTTATGTCTTTTCGCAACACTGGCATATTCTTATAGAAACCTTCAAATGGAGCAAATTGTTCAGGTGTGAGATTGTCAATGAATTCTAAAAGCTCATCATGACTATTTCCATCATTCACAAACATTTCATCTTCATTATACACCTTTACAATACAATCAGCTACAACTGAATATAAAGTTTGTTCTGAGTTAGTTTCAAACAACGCAGCATAATGTTCAAGTGTGGGATATCGAAGTTCAACTTTCGTGGAGCTATCTAATGTGATGATGTTTTTTAATGGTGGCACCACAGTTTCAAAATCAGATACGTTCATGACATAGGATTGTTTAGCTTCACATCCCCCACAGATGAGATATAAATCCATTTCTTCACCCACAGACTTTCCACGAATTTGTAGAAACAACCATTGCATATCAGCTAACCCATACTTAGATATATCTACTTTACCAAATGTACACGCTTCAATGATGTCTTTCAATGCCACTACTGCATCTTCTGTTTTATTACTTTCACTAGCCAATAACAATATTTTTTCTTCTTTCACTAAAAAGGGACGAAACTCTATTTTTTCTCCTGAGACAGGAAGAGTTGTTGTGAATTTCGGAACTTTTACCATAGGTATACTCATGTCATCTCCTTGTGTTAACCACGTCCAAATAATCTAGTTGCACTACTTTTTATTCCTGCTTTCAAATCAGTACCAAGTTTAGCAATATCTTGCTTAGGTATTTTATTTGTGTACTTCTTGGCAAAATTACTCATGTTTTGTGAAATGTTGTTTGCCGTTTCTTCACCATTCAATGAAATTTTAGCGATGGCTTGTTCCCAGTGATGATAGGTGAATGTCACACTCATCCTTTGTATTCCCACATTATCCCATCCTAATGGTATCATAACAACACTCTTGGGCCAAGCATCCACTAATGTCACTTGACAGACAATTTGGTCAGACTCAGTTAACAAATCCAATAAAGGTGCTGCGATACCACTGACGGCACCAAACGCTTGAGATTTTATTTTGTTGAACTTGTTATCTACTAAACGCTTACCACGTCCCATCAACTTGTCTATAGCTACGTTGGCGCCTCGTCCCAATTTACTAGTGTCAACTTTATCTCGTAATCCCAAGTCCACTGATGTGGGACTCCAATTGAATAATGCTTCTCCGGGAATACCAGCTGGAATCAACACATGGAACGTGATGTTTTTAGCATAATCAGTAAGAAGTCCCACTTCATTGCTGCTATCTTTTTCATAACTGGACACACAATCTTCCATCCACTTTTGCATAACAGCTCGAGGTGTGTAATCGGTGTCCATGAGAAATTCAAGTGTGATTTCTTGCCCGTAATCGGCTGTATGAGCGAATTGTCTATCTAAACCATTTATCCGTAAACTACGAGTGGATATATTTTTTCCTGGCAATGATGCTTGATGACACAGAAGTGTTAGTATCTTAGATTCTTCTGTGTTGGATAATCCATCAAATGTTACGAAAAATCTTTCAGAACGAGCAAAATTGTTTTGTTTAACAAACCCAATGAAGTTTTCTAGTGAAGGAATCTCCACACTGTCAATTTGTCGAACATTTGGTGCTGCAGCTGCTGTGCCAGAATCTGTTTGAGGTTGTGCTGGTTTGGTAAGATTAACCAATCCCTTGCCTGTTTTTCTGGCAATATTTCCAAGACTACCGACTGTGCTTAGTATACTCATTAAATTTTACTCCGTGAATTCCTGAACACATTGGTTCTTGAGGATTTTTCAAAATTGTCTATTGGTAATAGAATGGTTTTTCTCCAATCTTTCGGATACACTTTCAATAATCGTGAACCCATCTGACTATACAAATACCTTTTCACTGAAGTATTGACACCAGGAAAACGTGAGGCATTATTTAACAATCTCCAGGTCAAACTCATTCTTGAAGTGTTTGTGAGTGGTTGAGAAGTAGTTAAATCTATCATTTTATCTAACAGAGCAGTTCGAAGCATTGGTGATAGATAATGAAAGTTCAATCCATAAAAACCATCTGATACAATTCTGAATGGAACTACCACAGGTACTGTGTCATAGTATGGGAGAACATCAGCCAATTTCGGGTCATAGGAAAATACATACATGCTTCCTACTTGAGCTGAACCTGTAAACTCACCAATTTCACTTTGTAAAGTTTTGCTTCCTTTTCCAGAACCAAGCCGTTTAACCATGTCTTGATACCACCGTTCAGTTCCTCCCGGTGTTTCACGTTGACGATTTGTTTCTGATTGGTTAGGAGGCATAAATGGTAAAATTGAGTACTTGACTACTACTTGACAACGTGTTAAACTTACTATGTCCGGAATGAAGTTAAAAACTACTTACTATTTATAGTAGTTCCTAAATCCTTCTCTGTGACAAGCATGAATTCCCATCCGTGCTGAGAAGCAAATCTCCGGGCCGCACTCCATTTTGCGTTGTTTACACCCCATTGCTTTACTTCGGAAATAAATCTTTGTGTTTTTCTTTGAGGAACTTGTGGAGGGACCGTGAATCTATACGGTTTCACTTCCACAAGATATTTTTTTCTTCTCCCAGTTTTTTCCATGACTTCCACATAGAAGTCCACAAAATATCTATGAACTAGATTGTCCATGGGACTGACGTAGGGAATCACAATTTCTTCGCTGGCCCATTTCAATACCGAATCACTGGTATCACACCATTTCATGAACTTCAATTCATAACTGCTGCGATATATGATTTCTGTTGGATCCCCGACATATTTCTGGGGATTTTTTGGTATGAATCTTCCTTTATACGTATCTTTGGTGTAAGCCATATAAATATCTGTAAAGTATACCCAAGGAAACTATTTATGGCCAACTTTAAAAGCACAAAAACACTCACCGTGGGTTCAGCCATTACTGAGCTGGGTAAAAAGGGATTGGAAGTGTATAGATATCCTGAAGATGTGGGTAGTGACACAACACCGCATTACATGATGTTTTACATCACAGAACGCTCTGGCCAAGTTCCTAAAGAGATGCAAGCTCCTAAAGGTAGCATTCCTGTGGAACCCAGTTCTCAATTTCGTCCAGAAACACAAGTAGGTCCAGTGGCACAGGCTGCGGTCGCAGGTGTGGCTGGGGGTGCTGGTGCTGCCTACGTTGGTAACAGATTGGCTAAACGTGTTAGTGGTGTTTTTAACAGAACATTTCGAACTGGTGTTAAAACCATTGATAACGCACGTCAAACAGCTAGTAATATAGCTGTTACCACAGCTACAGGTGCAGCTGCTGTTACTGGCGCCGGCGTAACTGCTGCTGTCGTGACGGCGGAAGGGGGTTCAGCACGTGATGCTCAAACGTTGAAATATTGCGTGGCATTATACTTGAATAATAAACCACGAACAGAATATGCAGCCAATTGGGCCGATACCGATTTAGGAATGTTTGGTGGTATCACATCTGAAGCGGCCGCAGCTCTTCGTGGAGTGTTCACAGGAAACGGTGAAGGAATGTCTGGTCGTGTAGATGCAGCAGTAAATGCTTTGAAAAATGTTGGTGGAGCAGGAGCTGCCTTGGCGTTAAACAATGCTGATAAAGCATTAGGTGAGTTAGGAGGAGGGGCGGCTGCAGCAGTTAGTGCCTTTAGTGGCACCGCTATCAATCCATTTAAAAGTCAGCTGTTTAAAAACATGAACTTTCGAACCTTCAATTTCGATTACACATTCATTCCTAAAAACAAAACAGAATTGGACCAAATATTTGACATCATTGATTTATTCAAATATTACATGCATCCCACATTAGGAGCAGAAAAATTCTTTGTTAGTTATCCTGCTGAATTTCAAATAGAATTTCACTATAAAGGAGAAGGACCAAACACCTATTTGTTTCGAACCAGTAGTTGTGCACTTACCAACATGAAAGTGGAATATGGAGGTAGTGATTTCATCACAGTGAAAAATACTGCTGGTGCTCCTTCTGAAGTATCAATGTCCTTGACATTCACAGAACTGGAATTGATATACCGCGACCGTATTCAACAAGCAGGATTCTAACATGGATTATTTTTCACGATTTCCTCAAATTGTAATACAAAGCAATAACAAACCCATCATCATCACAGATTTTCTCCGTCGTGTATCATTATCTGACAAGTTTCGGATAAACACGGTATTTCTAGATGAGTATCTAGTGAAGGATGGAGAAACACCTGAAATGGTTAGCAATATTTTCTACGGGAAGCCTGAATATCATTGGATAATTCTCATGGTGAATGACATCACAAATCCACGTGAAGAATGGCCTATTTTAGATGCCAAGGTTACAGATTTAGTGTACTTGAAATATGATTTCAAAATCACAGTTCCTGATGGTAGTGAATATACTGCCAATGATGTCATTACATCTGACAATGATGGAAAATTTCTAGTAAGTAAAGTTGTTGATGATGTGGTTCATATGCGTTCTCAAGTTGGAAAAATTCTATTGACATCATCAAACACGTTAACTAACGTAACAACTGAAACTGAAGATTTAACCATAACATCCATCATTGACCCAGAAGAAGATGTTCATCATTATTATGACACAGAACTTGGATATATTGTTGATGAAGATTATTCAGTAAACACTATACCTGTTAATAATTACACCTATGAAAGTGAAAGAAATGATGAAAAACGAATCATTAAAGTATTGAACGGATCTTATGTAGAAACTGTGGCAAGAGAATTCACAGATTTAATTAACCGGTAATTGTAATGTCGGAATTGATAGAAAAAGCTGGCGATGTTAAAATAGAAGAAATTTCTATAACATCAAAAGGTAAAAAATTTGACATCAGAAATCTTGTGTTAGAAACTACTATCTATGAAGATATTTTTTCTAATGTCATGACGGGTCATATTGTGGTTCGTGATTCTGCCAGTTTCATCACACAATTACCTATATCAGGTGTGGAACAAGTTACTATAAAATATAGAACACCTCAATACACCAACAATGCTACTATTCAAAAAACTTTTTATGTGAATGGTGTTGAAGAACGCATTCTAGATAACACACAACAATTGTATAGTATCAGTTTAATTTCTATAGAAGCATTGACAGATAATATTACACGAGTTAGTAAAAAGTTTTCTGGAAAAACACATGAGATGATTCAAACTATTTTTGATAAGTATTTGAAGGATAAAAAGAACTTGTTAATTCTAGAAGAACATGCATCTAGCACTTCTGTGGTGTCTCCTTTTTGGTCCCCATTGAAATTGATAAATTGGATATGTGCAAGAAGTTATAAAAATGCACCTAATGTAGTGTTTTATGAAAGCAACAAAAATTTTTATCTAACTAGTATTGAACATTTAATTCGATTAGGTGTAACCAACATCTATGATACATTTACATATAGTGCAAGTGCATCATCTGATGAAACTTTAAATGTTAGTGCGCAATTCAAAAGAATTT